CTAAATATTCAATTGAATCGCAAACAATAACATTTTTGTAGTGGTTGTTCCCTTTTTCATCTTGCCATTTTTGATTTGCTAGTCTTCCTTCAATTGATATTAAATCGCCTTTTTCTTGATACTTCTGTAAGTTTACTGCTTGAGTTCCCCACACGATACAATCAAAGAAGTCTGCTTGTGTGTTTCCTTGCTCATCTTTTTTATATGGATTATTTACTGCAATACTAAAGTTAGCTACATCTTTGTTAGTGCCTGTTGTTCTTAATTCTATATCTTTACTAATTCTTCCAATAAGCATTATTCTATTCATACTTTTCCATCTCCTTTATCATAGCTTTAATTTCATAATCTTCTTTGGTAGGTATTCCTACGTCACGACACTCTTGTACTACTCCACATAAAAGTAAATACATTTCATGAGTATTCAACTCATGTGTTCTTTTATAAAATAAATAACTGTCTTTTCCGTCTTTGGTTTCTAAAAACTTTGCATAAGGATAGAAAAGTTGTATATCTTGATTGTGTGGTATTTCTGCTATCGCAACTTCTCCATCTTTTTCTGCTATCGTTCCATAATCCAAAACCATTTTTATTTTCATGTCTTCATTAGACCAATTGTAATATCTTGCTAACTTATTTACTAAACTATGAAAATAAGCATTTGCATTTAAAGAACGTTTTTCTTTATATTCTTTTATTTCATAGATAATACTTTTATCTTTATCAAAGAACCATCTTTTTATTTGCTCACTATTACCTGTAAATGTCATTAAACACCTTTTATTAATTGTTCTATAGCATTTTTGACTTCTTCAAATATTTCTTGAGTAGTCCATTTTTTACCATTTGATTGTAATTCATTTGGGAATCTTAATTCATAACCAGCGTAGTCATTGTAATGTCCATAATCCCAACCAATAAACCACCCTTCAACTATTTCGTTTTCTGCTAACAAACGTTTATTAGAATAAGTTAATCCACCATGAACATCCAAATTTATATCATCATAATCTTTATAAGAATATCTAATATCATCTATTACATTTATATAAGCTGTAGGATGAGTTCCTAAATTTAGAATATAGAACTGGTACCCTTTGTACTTTCCAGAGAATAACATTTCATTTTTTCTATCTATTTGATATACCATCTCTTTCATACTTACTCTCCTTTATTTTCCCTTCTTCGTTCCCATTCTTTTTTATTATCATTCTTCTACCTCTTTTCTACTTTCTAAAATTTACTTTCCCATTTTTTCAAATACAAGTCATATAAATCATTTATTTTTAACCAATTTATAAAATCATCTATTTCTTGATAAATATCTATTTTGTTATCTTCTCTTAGATATATTTCGTGATACAAATTGATTTCTTCTAATGTCTTACCTTTTTTAAAGTTGTTACATATTAAATATTCAAATTCATTTGCTTCTGAACATAATTCAAAATAAACTGCTGTTTGATAGCTATCATAGAATTTACCGACATCATAGCTTCCAGTATGTTTATAATCATAGATACGTCCAGCTTTTAAACAATCTAATCTTCCGTAAAGAACATAAGTACCTGTATTTGTTGTGATATTTTTTGATAGCTTTACTTGATAGCATCCATTTTTCGTAGGTTCATAATTATTTATCATATAATCTTCAAAGTCATAACCAATTTGTTGGACTTCTGTTGTTTCTTGTGGTTCTCTAGAGAGAACTTTTTTAAAGTCCTCTAGATTGCCATATTCATTTTCTAAACTAATCGCATACTTCCAACTATTCAGTAGGCTTGGTGTTATCAGATATTTCTTTTGGTTCATCTTCTTTAACCTCTTCTACTTTCTTTTCATATTTTCTAGTTTCTTTATTCCAAACAAGATTCAATTCTTCACATTTCTGTTTAAAGATATGTTTCAATTCTTTTTCAGAAGTAAGAACGTGTGGTCCTTGCGCAATTAAAGCCATAACTTGCATCACAGTTTCTTCTGTCATCTCTTCAATTTTAGGTTTGATTTCATTCATAATTTTTTCATATTCTTTTTTATCTTCTTCATAGAATTTTGCTTCATTCGCTATACTTTCATTTACTCTATCAAAAAGTTTTGATAAAAAGTCATTATGATTGTTTGGATTATCTAGGTCTGGAAGTTCTATAAGACCTTTTATTCCATGAGTTCCTTTTGCGTAATAACGTTCGCAATTATCAAATCCTAAGGTTCTTTTACCATTGTACATTTCAATGAATCCACCTAAATCCATAGGTTGCCAAACATTATCTTTTGTTGCTCCTTCTACTAAAATTCTTAATTTTGTAGCTTCTCCATCTTTATCTTCTTTTGCATGAAATATAACGACTACATTTTTGTTTAAAGTATAATAAGCATAGTCCATTAGTCTTTGAAATTCTTTTCCAACCGCCCCATAGCCTTTAATTGATAGCGTTTGTCCATCTTTTTGACCATTCTTACTGTCTTGCTTAATTACATATGGTTTCATTAAATCAAGCAATTTTCCTCCTGTATCGAATACTAAAGTTTCATAGGCACTTAAATCACTATTCATATCTTGTAGTAGTTCTTCATAAGTTTCAGGTTGTGTAAAATCTTGCCTATCGTTTACTCTTATTCTGTCCACACCTCTGTCTACATCAATATGTAAGGGTTTTGGCGCGCTTAATGCTAACGTTGTTTTTCCAATCCCAGGGAACCCCGCCAATAAAATTCTAATTTTCTTTTTAGTTTGTGACATCTCACATGGTTTTTTTATCATTTTCTATTCCTCCTCTATTTTTTCTAAGACATATTCTGAATTTTTAGTTTTAATTTTAATAATATTTCCTTCTATTTTTTCATCTAAAATTTTGCTTGTACTAATACCCCAACCTGGTTGATCTAACTTTTCTAAGCAAGCACGCCCAAATTGTTGAAAATATCTTCTTGTTTCTCCGATATATTTATGTATCTTTGGATTTGTTGAGCTAACTATTTTTACTAACATTTTTCTATTCCTCCTCGATTTTCGTAATTTCTTCTATCTGCATATCAAAAGTTTCTATAATATCGTCATATTCTTCTTTTTTTATAAGTTCTTGTGCTTCTTCATAAGTTCTTGCAGTTACGACGCCATAACCACTTATAGTAGCATTGAATTCAAACTGAAATGTTTTTTCTATTTCATCTGGTGTAGGATTACATCCTGCTCCTAATTCACTTGTATCCATTATTTTAAATTCCTTCTTTCTTTTTCATTTTTTCTTTCAATTCTGCATTCTCTAAAGTTAGTCTTTTTAATTCTTCATTTTTCTGTTTAAAAATCATTTCATTTGCTTTCTTTTCTTGTAAGCTTATTTTTATTTTTCGTTTTCTTCTTGAAGACTTACTTTTTCTTTTTTTAGTGCTTCAATCTGTTCTTCTAATTTCTTTATTGGTTCTGTAATCATCTTGCGATACCTTCTTTCTTTCTAGGCGATTTGTGCGTTCTGTTATATTCGATAAGCTCTTGAATTGTAGGTTTAGGTTGCTTAAATCTTTCTAAAATACCATCAGCGTATTTTGATTTCATTTGTAAAATTTCGTTTTGACGATTAAGTTTTTCATTCTTTTTTAGAACTGACGTATAATTGCTTTTTAAACTTTTTAAAACTGCTTTCGTTTCGACTAGTTTTTCATGCTCTTTCTGTGAATATTTTCTAGTTTGTTCAAGTTCAATCTTGATTGCTTCTAATTTTTCACGTATTTTCAGCTCATTCTTTTCAGCTGCATTTCTTTGCTCTACAATTTCAAAAAAGAACTTTTCACGATTGTTATAACCATTTCTTAGTCTTGTTGCTTCTTCATCATGATTTTTTGAAGCCTCTTCATAACGAATTTGTAATTCTTTATATTTCTGTTTGTAATTTTTAAATAATTCCATAATCTCTCCCTTTTTCTTTTTTTGTGGTTATTCGTATTTTTTCAACATCTCTTGTAATTCTGACTCTTCTTCACTTGTCATATTTTCTTTATCAACTTTTTCATTGAACCAATTTGGCTCTTTTACTTTTTGATTCAAGTAACCTTCAAATTTAGTTCCAAAAAGTGTCTCGGGTCTTAAATACTTACTCATTTCTTCATTTTCTAACCATTCTTTTGTTTTCTTATCGATAACCATTTTAAAGTCTTCTAAAGTGAACTTTTCGTCTAATCTTGCTTGAATAATTTGTTGTGTTTTTTTTGTTGTAGCTTTATAGTTACTTCCAGTCTTCGCGTTTAAATAGCCAATAATATCCACATAAAGCTCTTTATTTGTTTGGGGTTTTGTTTCTTCTTCTCCCCCTGTAACCCCCTTATTATTTTCTTTACTATTAACATATACATTAACATCTTGATGTGTATACCGTTTGGTATCCTGTTTTGTATCTTCTTTGGTATCCAATTTGGTATCTTCTTTGGTATTTGTTTCCCATCTTCTTGCAACATTTTTTGATTGATTTTTACTTTTATCTAAAGGTCTTTTTAAATTTTTAAAGACTTTCATTTGTGATTCATTCAAAACAGGCTCTTCATTTAAAAACATGTATTTACATATTTTCCAACACAAGTCAGCTTGTTCTTTTTCATCTGGTAGCAAAGTTATTAAATCAAAGTATTCACTGTAAAGAGTAAAACTATTCATATATTAACCATCTCATTCACTCCTCCCTGTTTCTAACTATTTATTGATATACTTTAAATGCCCTTCGTGGCAAGAATAGAGTGGTTCTAATTGTTAGAAGCATTTTTGTACTTGCCCTGTCTAGGTTGCTAATTTAAATTAGTCTTAACAGCTATGGGGCGAGTATAAAGTACTGAATTAGAGAGCAAAACTCGTAAGTGTTAAGCTATTGCAACTAATATTCTAACTGATATTAGAGATACCAAAATCCAAACTCAAGTTTGCAGTTCTTGTTAAAATCTGAAGGTTAATACGTACTCCCTTATAACGATTTGAGTAAATTTTGAGAAGAATTTAAACAAGTCGTGTATAGAAAAGTATGGGCTCGTTGGGACACCAGCTTAATCATGTCTGGTAATGGAGCAATATCTGCAATAGACCTAGATATTAAAGCCGTAAGCATATTTGCTAGTTAGAACAAATTTGCTTTCGTTAATATGTTTGCTAGAAATCATTTTAAGTTTGGCGACTGATGATTTCTTTTATTTTGTTTAAATCAATATCGTATTCTATTGATATTTTTAGTAATTCTTCTGCTGTTAATTTTCTCTTATTATTTAAAGATAAATTGATTTTACTATGGTTTATTCCTGTTCTTCTTTCTAAATCATATTGACTTATTTTTCTTTCTTTAAAGTATTCTTTCAAATAATTAGATATCATATTTCCTCCAATTTTTAGATTAGATACTTGCACTATCTAGTCTTTTTTTACTTTTACACAAAATTGCTCTGTATATGGATTACTTGCTGTAATATTACCTTTTATATCTACAGTACTTGCAAGCGTAACTCCGCCAGCCGTTATAGTGGTTTTTGTATTTTCACTTTCTGTACTTGTTGACACTAGTTGATATTCTTTTCTAAAATTTAATCTTTGTTCGAACTTATCATTTTTGACAATTACTTCAAAAATATTGTTATCTTCTTTAAAACTAATTGTTGAATCTTTGTTTAATGCAAACTCTTTATTGTTATATGCAAGTTTCATTTCTCCTGTTTTCTCATCTTTTAATATTTCAAATTTCATCTTTTTTCCTCCAATTTTACTTTTACTAGATTAAATGTTATAATCTAGCTGTTAAAATTTTTATTTTAATTTATTTGTTTGACTGACTCATCGCGACTGACTCAGTCATTTTTTGTTGATTAATTTGATTAGCTCTGTATCTCATGCCACTTATTCCTAAAAATATAATAGTTATAAGCATTGATCCTATTGTTATATAATCTTTAACTGACTGCTTTAGTTTTAGCCTTTTTCTCTTCATAAGTTTCCTTTTTCCCTTTCTTTTCTTCTATGGTATAAATTAGTTCTATACCCTCTTGATTAGCATATAGTTTTAAAGCAAATTCTAACATTTCTTTTTCCATGCTCTTGAATTTCTTTTTTGCTTCTTCTATGTTCATATAATTCCTCCGTTCGGTTTTGTTTGGTTTTTGGTTCTTGCAGGAACCTTTTAATTGTTTTTCTTTTATATCTCCTTTAGAATAGATTTTTGAAAGGAGTGTTCTCATTGAATCGAACAACTTATAAAATATTCAAGTTTATTTACAAAAATCCTGTTGGTATAAGTTTAAAAGTTTTATATCAAGTCTTTCCTAACAAAACTGCCGTAGACGAAAGTTGTCTTATTTTAGAAGATAATAATTTAGTTAAAAATCGTGATAATTTTATCGAATTAACGACTTCTGGCTACGACTATTATTATGAAAAACGTAAAAACTTTATTTTGAATATTTTTAGAATTTTAATCAATCCTATCTTGATTGCCGTTGTTTCTTCTCTTATTACTGCCAAAATAATCTCAACAACAGATTGTAATTGTGATGTAACTTGCAATTATCCCAATGACAATTTGAATCAAAGTGAGCAGTAAATTAAACCAGATTGAGTTTTCACAATGATACAAAAACCAATCTATAAAATAGTAATCTTTTAGTGTTACTTTTTCTTTCATTATTCCTCCTTTTCTTTTATTGAAGTGTCTTCATAAAATAATTCTTCAATAGTAAATTTCTGTTTTGTAATTTTTTTAATTAAGTTCCTTAAAGAAATAGCTTCCTTTACAGTAAATTCGCTTTTGTTATTTAATTTTTGATTTACTGTACTCAAAGACCTTATTCCTAATTCGTTTGCTATATCAAGTTGAGTAATATTAGCATTTTTTAAGACTTCTTTTAATTGAATCACTTATTCCCACTCCTTTCTACGATTTTTCGTATACCAGAATTAAAAAAAATATAATTTCCCTTTAACTCTGTAACCATTATATACGAATTATCGTACATTGTCAATTATAAATTTACGATTTTTCAAATTTTTTTATAAATATTTGATTTTTCGTATTTTCATGATATAATGTTTGTATATGAAAGGGGGATAATATCATGTTAGAAGAAAAGTTAAAAGATATTATCATAGAAAAATATGGTTCAGTTAGACAATTTGCTTTTAAAATTGATATACCTTATACAACGGTAGATAGTATTTTAAAAAGAGGTATAGATAATTCAAATGTTGGTAATGTAATTAGAATGTGCAAAGCATTAAATATTTCTATAGATGGATTATTAGATGGAAAAGAGATTATATCGAACTTAAAGTTTGACAATGGAACTATTATCAATATAGATGCAGAAATAGAAGTTATAAAAATACCTGTGTTAGGCAGTATCAAAGCGGGTATGCCAGTTGAAGCTCAAGAAGATATTATAGATTATGTAGAAATACCACAACAATGGTTAAGAGGTGGAAGAGAATTTTTTGCTTTAAAATTAGATGGAGATAGTATGGAACCAGAATACCATGACAAAGACACTGTTATATTCTTAAAATCAAGTGATTGTGAATCGGGACAAGATTGTTGTATCCGAATAAATGGTTTTGATGCTACATTCAAAAGAATTAAGAAACAAGAAAACGGAATAATGATTATTCCGCTAAATGAGAATAACTCTACTGGTTTCTCTACTACGTTTTACACAACAGAAGACATAATAAATATGCCAATCGAAATTTTAGGTATCGTCAAAAGAGTTATTACAGATAAGTAAAAAAGGAGTATAAATTGTGAATGTATGTAAAAAATTTTTAAACTTAATTTTAATAACAATCCTGTGTTGTCCTATAATTGTCTATGCTGCACGTGGATGTTGTTCTTGGCATGGTGGAATATCGCATTGCGGTGATAATGGATATTATATCTGTAATGACGGTACCCAAAGTCCAAGTTGTACGTGTTATAGTTCTGGTTCTAATAACGATATAGTTTTGACTGATACTAGTTGCGAAGATGACTATAACGACATAGCAGATAAAAATGAAGAAATTAGAAAATTGGAAAATAAAGTTGAAAATTTAGAAGAAAAAATAGAAGAAAGTGATAACAAAATTAGTAATTATCAATTTTTACTTTTTGTTGCACTATGTTGTATTATATACTTTTGGATTAAAAAAGGCAGATAGATATATAAAAGAGATTATGAAATAAAAAAATCCCCTATTCTCTGCAAAGAATAGAGGTAAATGAAAAACCACCACCAAACCGAACGAAAAAAGGTTGAATGGAAATTTATAAAGGTCTTACGAACTTATAAAAAGGTCTTTCTATATGATTATAGCATGACCTTAAGTTCTTATCAATTAAAAATGAAAGGAAATGTTATAATGAGAAATGATAATAAAATAATTAGGTCTGCAATTTATATAAGGGTTTCTACTCAAGATCAAGCTAGAAATGGATTTTCCTTACAAGCACAAAAAGAAAAATTAGAGGAATATTGTAAAGAAAAAGGTTATAAAATTGTGGACATTTATAAAGACGAAGGAAAGTCTGCACGTACTAAACTTCGCAACAGAAAAGAATTACTTCGGCTATTAGAAGATGTAAAAGACAATAAGATAGACAGAATTGTTATGTGGCGTCTTGATAGATGGTTTCGTAATGTTGCAGATTACTATGAAGTGCAAAAAATTCTTGATGCCTATCATGTCGATTGGGAATGCTCTGACGAAGAATACGACACTTACACAACGAACGGGCGATTACACTTGAATATAAAACTTTCTATTGCACAAAATGAATCTGACCAAACTGGAGATAGAATTCGTTTTGATTTTGAAAACATGATAAAAAACAAACGTCCTATAATGGGGACAAGATGCCTACCTCTTGGTTTAAAAGTTGTCGGAGAAAAAAAGGATAAACGAATCATAAAAGATGAAGAAACAGAAGATATTGTAAATGATATGTTTGATCATTTTGAAATGTGCGGTTCAATTAGAAAAACAGTTTCTTATATTAATGAAAAATACAAACTTAATATTCTTTATGAGTGCATTAGTAAATACTTAAAAAATCCTATGTATTATGGAAAATACAGAGATGTTGAAGATTACTGCCCTGCTTATATCACAAAAGAAAGGCACGACAATATTCAATCTCTCATACAAAAAAACTGTAGAAATAATAAAAAAAGACATGATTATATTTTTAGCGGTCTTATTAGGTGTCGTGAATGCGGCTATGTGATGGCTGGAGCTAGTAACAGAAATCAATCTTATTATAGGTGTAAACATCACTATATGGACGGATTTTGTAATAACAAAAAATATGTCAGGCAAAATAATTTAGAAGATTGGCTTCTTAAAAATTTCATTCTTGAGCTTCAGAATCAAAATACAAAGCTCAAGAAAGCACTCAAAAAAGAAGAAAAAATAATAGTACGAGATATCTCAAAATTAAAAGCTAAACAATCAAGATTGAATGACCTTTATATCGAAGGAAGAATTTCTAAAGAACGTTACGACAAAGAGTATAATGAAATTGAGGCAGAATTAAAAAAATCTTCTAATATTGAAGAAAAAAATACTATGAAAAAATTAACAGAATATGATAAAATATTAAACAAAAATGACATCTTTGATATTTATAACAAATTTAGCGTAACTAATAAACGGTTGTTTTGGTCTAAATATATTGATTTTATTGAGCAAAATGAAGAAAATGATTATAAAATATATTTTAAATAAATATGTACTAACAAAACGTCACACCTGTGGCACTTTGTTAGTACATACTCGAAAGAAGTGTGTACAATATGACTAATTGCAAGTATTTAAAAATCAAACTAAATAAAACCTTACAATGTAAAAAAACAAATAAAATAATAAATATAAAAGAATGTAATAATTGTAAATATAAAGAATACCCGAAACAAATTACAGTATTAA